CCCTTCTGCAAATGCTTCCTTAGCTTCAATCCCTTCTCTTACCAAGAAAGATTCCTCAAAGACTGCATTAGTAAAGACAGAATAGTTGGCTTGTGGTGCAGGCAGTCAGGAAAAAGCACGAGTGTCGCGGCATTCTGCATTTACCGAGTGTTCACTTTAAAGAATCATAACATAATGATTGTCGCTCCAACACAACAGCAAAGTAGTGAGTTATTCTTGAAAATCAGCATGATGATCAGGAACAATCCTTTATTACAAGAACATGTTGAGAAGCACACGGCAACTGAGCTTTTTCTCAAGAATGGAAGTAGAATTAAGGCTTTACCAAGTGGTGATCAAGGAGACACCATCAGAGGGTTCACCGCGAATGACATAATTATTGAGGAGAGTGGTGCTATGAAGGAGAGCATAATTCAAAGTGTGATCAATCCCATGGCGGGAGCGCAATTGAATCCTAAGATCATTCACATTGGAACTCCAGGTATCAAGAATCATTTTTATCAAGCAGCGTACGGGGATCATAGTTCTTTCGTGTTGCATCACGTGCCTTGGCAGACTGCTGTGAGTGAGGGGAGGGTTCAAGAAGTTTTCATTAATGAGCAAAAGGAGGGCATTACTGACCTGGCGTTTCGTCAGGAGTACTGTGCCGAGTTCGTGGATGAGGCAAGTAAGTTTTTCGGTCCTGAACTGTTAGAAGCCGTTCATGATCAGGGGTATCATGACGTTCTGAATCATGAGGGGTTTTACAGTTTAGGTATTGATTTCGCAAGGCTTGGTCAGGATTGTAGTGTGTTATTTCTAGCTTTTAAGAATGTCAAGACAGGAATTGTTAGCATGGCGGGTTATTGGGAGTTAAGTAAAGTGGAGACTTTGGTGACTGCAAGTAAGGCGGTCGAGATTTGTAAGAAGTTCAGGGTTAAAAGAGTGTTTTGTGACGTTACGGGTGTTGGTGCTGGCGCGACAGAGGTGTTGAAGACACAAGTTAGTGGCGTGTCAGAAGTGACGTTCACGATGGAGAGCAAGATGGACATGTATAATAACTTGAAAGTTTTACTTCAGAATAAACAGTTGTTTCTCGTTAGTGAGCGTAAGTTCTTGTTTCAAATGAGGGAGTTAGAGTACGAGTATAGTACTCAGAGCTTGGGCAAGTTCAAGATTCACCATCCTGAGAGGGGTCATGATGACGGTCCTGACGCGTGCGCGCTGGCTTGTTTGGCTTTTCGTGTGGGTCACTCTTACACGCCCATTCTCGCGGCACGTTAATGTTTGTCATTGAAAGGGTTCGTTTTTTAAACAGCGGAATTTTAAGATGTTTAAACAATGAAAATCTTACACTTAAGCGATGGCGTGAACATACCAACAGGTTACGCTAACCAGTCAAGACTTCTTTTACAAACACTTCACGATGCAGGTCACGAGATAACTCACCTAGCGCACAGCTATGCCGGAATAGGTATCAAGAACGCGGAACTCGTTGACGGCACGAAACTGCCTTACAAGATTGTTGGAACTGATGGAAGCCCGTACTGTCGCAACTTAGTCCCAGAACTGGTAAGTAAAGAGAAGATAGACTTGTTCGGGGTGCTTCTCGACACGTTCATGCTTAAACAAGCAGGGTATGACTCTATACCTTTGGCGTGCAAGACTTTCTTTTGGTTCCCGAGTGATGGAGGATTTTTTCCTGATGGTTGCGAGACTATTCTTAGAAAGTTTAACTTTCCTGTAGCGATGAGTAAGTTCGGTAGGGATCAGGTCAAAAAACTTTTCAGTATTGATGCAAGGTACATTCCTCATGGGGTTAAGTCTCAGAAGTTCAGGCCGTTCACTGATGCTGAGCGTTTTAGCGCGCGGGTGGAGTTTGGGAGTTCAAGACTTTACAGGTATAATCGTGGACAGTACGTTCAAGTACCAATTGACTTGAGTGGAAAGACGGTGTTTGGTTGTGTTGCGAGAAATCAAGGAAGGAAGGCGTTACCTGATCTTTTGAAGGCGTTTAGTCATTGGAGTAAGAATCGTACTGATGTGGTGTTAGTCATGCATAGTGATCCTCAAGATCACGCTCAAATTTGTGATTCTCAGAGCGTGGCGGACAGGTATGGTGGAGGGCATAACGTTTTCTGGACTGGAATGAGTATGTTTCGCCCGTATTCAGAGCAGGACTTGGTTAAGTTGTATAACGTGATGGACTGTTTTGCTTTACTAACTACTGGTGAGGGTTTTGGCATTCCGTATATTGAAGCGATGAGTTGTGGTGTTCCAGTGATCGCTACTGATGGCACGACTACTAAAGAGATAGTCACGGATAATGGTGCGGGATTGGCCGTTCGCTTGATGGGCGAGAAGGAAAGACCGTATCCCGACTCGGATTTTGGCACGGGAAGAGTTGTTGGCGGGTGGGGTGTTGAACGGTACTTTGCAGATCACCGTCATGCAGGGGAGTGTTTTGATAAAATGATGGATTCCGTTTTTCGTAAGGAGTGTGGGGTTAATGCTAGAAGGGCTGTTCTTGAAAGTTATGACTGGGACTCTATAGTGGGGCCAGCATTTGTCAAGTTCGTAGAGGAGGTTGAGCGCTCGTGAAGGTTAGCGGTCTGGTCATGATTCGTGACGAAGCAGGGTTCTTTCTTGAGGAGAGCTTGAAAAGCTTTCTCGAGCTGTGTGATGAAGTCATAGTCATTAATGACAACCCCCCAGGAGAAGATAGAGACTTAAAGGTCATTGAAGGCATTAACTCTTCAAAGATAAAAGTTCTAACATTTGAGTGTAGTAATGAGAATAACACGAGTTATGGATACTTAAAGAATGAAGGTATTGATGCTTGTTCTGGTGACTGGATTTTCAGTTTTGACGCGGATGAAGTACTCCATGAGGCATCAGTACCATTCATTAAAGACTGTTTAGAAAGAACGAGCCATGACTGTTTTGACATTCAAGGAGAACATTATTACTGGTTTCTGGATCACGTGGACGCCGTCCCTGAGAAGCACTTGTGGATTGCGAGACTGTTCAAGAATGATGGAAAGATAAAGTATCCCTCTGGAAAAGCGCACGGTCTGCCTTCAGGAGCTAAAAGTCGAGGAATCATTGCGGGACTGGTACTTCACCATTACGGTTATTGTAAGAACTTGATTTTTGACCTGGCACGTTACGAACAAAACACGGCCATTCTAGAGATACATACTAAGGATTACTTGCGGAAATGGATGCTTTCCAGAATGACTGGAGAAGTGCCTTTGAGAAAGGTTGGCTTGTCACAGCATCCAAGACTCATTCAGGAAAGGTTTAGGGTGAATGAATGGGCTTGACCACGTGTATGATCGTGCTTAATGAAGAGGAGACTTTAAGGATTAGTTTAAGGAGTGCGTTGAGCGTGAGTGATGAAGTAGTTATTGGTGTTGATAACAGGACTGTTGATGGAACATTGAACGTTATTAAGGAGTTAAATAAAGTTTTTCCTGATCGCATAAAGTGTTTCAATCACGATTTCGGGGGCCATTTTGGTAAGGCAAGACAGACCGCTCTGGAACTAGCGAGTAATGACTGGGTGTTATGGCTTGACGCGGATGAATGTTTAGGAGATGATAGTAAAGGGCACTTAGAGCAAGCGATGAGTGGAAGCAAGGATGCAGTTCACGTTCAGTATGTTCATTTCGTTCATGACTTCGCACACATTGATAATAGTGAGCCAGTGCATTTTGGACTGTTTAGATTGTTTAAAAAGAATGATCGTGTCAGGCTTGATCTTCGAGAGAATCATTGTATTCCTTCTGAAGAAATGTTTGACAATATTGGAATTAATCTTGATATTAAGATATTTCATCTGGGTTACTTGAGGGGAATGTTCAAGATAAGAGAGAGGTATTTACGTAACGTGTCAAGAAGTACTATACATAATCCTGTGCAGGTTGACGCTTGGAAGTACTGGCATTACTTTAATTACCCAACTAGAGAGTATGTTGGTGAGATTCCTTTAATCATTAAGGAGGAGTTCAGGATATGAATGTGTTAGTTACTGGGGGTGATGGCTTTATTGGAGGGTATGTCGTGAAGGCTTTGGAGAGTGAAGGGCATTCCGTGAGGGTTTTTGACTTGCAGGGAGGTCATGACTTGATAGCATTTAATCCAGGAGGTCTTAAAGGAATTAATGCAGTGATTAACCTGGCAGGGGAGGTGGGTCTTAAAACGTGTAAGGATGATCCCATTCTTGCAGTGAGAAATAATGTTTTAGCAACATGTAAGCTTTTAGAAACGTGTAGGATTGCTTCTTTTAAGGGAATGATTGTTCACGCGAGTACCTGGGCGGTCACGGGAAATCTTGTTAATCCTTATGATGTGACTAAGCTTTGTGGGGAGAACTTGGTTAATAGTTATCATCACCTTTTCGGGTTGAACACTTGTGTGTTACGTTTTGGAACGACGTATGGTAAAGGAATGAGCTCTGTTGGGGTTATTCCGTCATACATTAAGTGTTTGAAAGAAGGACTGCCTTTAATTGTTGAGGGTAGGGGGGATCAAATTCGCCAGTTCACTCATGCTAGTGATATTGCCAGTGCTTGTGTTCTCGCTCTGGAAAAGGCTAGAAGTGGGAGCTTGTATTACGTGGTCAGTCCTGAAGTGACTAGTATTAAGGTTTTAGCTGAGAGTTTTGGTGGGGAAATAGTTCATGCTCCCGAGCGCGGGTGGAGTGACTGTTATAAAGTTATTGACTGCACGCCTATAACTACTGACTTGGGGTGGGTTGCGAAGGTTAGCTTAAGTGAAGGAATAAAGTTGATGGGGGACGGTTCATGAGTAAAGAGAATGAGCGGACGAGCACTGAAGGTAAACTGTTACGTGGCGGGCTGGAACGACTTTTACAATACCAGAAGTCTGGAAGACTGTTTCCTCAGAGTTTACAACTCGCTCCTGAGGACGCTTGCGTGATGGACTGTACTTTTTGCAGTACTAAATACCGTAACTGGAATGGAGATATTGAAAATGGCAAGTTCGTTCCAAAAGAGTTAAAGAAGAAGAAGGACTGGGGCAGAATAAGTTATGGTGATGTGAGACAGGTAGTGAATCGCTTGATGCAATGGAGTACTTTAAGGACTGTCGAGCTCACGGGAGCGGGTGACAGCATTCACCATCCTGACATTAACAAGATCATTCCTTTCTTGTCTGATGAGTGCGGTCTTGAAGTTGGCATGATCACGCATGGTGTCGGGTTAAGTAGGCTGGTAAGTCAAGAGAATCTAGACAAGCTCACTTGGTTAAGGTGTAGCCTGGCAACTTTTGACCCTCAAAACTTTCATGGAAATAACGACGGGAGTAAAAGTGACAAGTATGTGGGAAGAATCCCTGACCTTCCAGAACGAATTAAAGGAACTTTAGGATTCAGTTACGTGTGGGGTGAAAATAGTAAGGAAGGCGTTCTTGACCGCATTCTAGATCACGCAAGAAAGTACCAAGTTGATTTCGTGAGAATCGTTCCAGACTGCTTGTTTGTTGAGAAGCAAAAGGATTATAAAGATAGAATGACTGAGACCGTTAGCAGTTACAATTCTAAACTGGGAAAGGAAGTTTTCTTCTTCCAAACTAAGAGGTATGACGTACACCCAAATTGCAGGATTGGCTTTCTTAAACCATTCCTTAATGCAGATGGTTATTTCTATCATTGTAGTGCGGTTCCGTTATACAATCAAAAGTTCACAGAGCACTGGCGTATGGGTCACAT